CGTGCCCTTACAGATGTCTGGAGTGAAGGCCCCTTTGCGGGAAGTACCTCCAGCCGGATGCTCTGCATCTCGGTCACTCAGACAAGCCTTACAACTTGGTATCAAGGTGATTTGTTTTCAGTACCGACTGAAAATCCCTTCAAGTCCTGTTACGGGAGATACATGTTGTGTTATAAGGCGTTCGTGGGAAGGAGTGTGTGAGCTTTTGGAGGTTGAAGCTCGAACCAATCGGATGTCTTGGAGAAGGAGAGTTTCGCTTAAGTCGGCTCTCTCTTCGCAGAAAAGATTATTTGATGCGCAATGCAATTGTGATGGCGGTTCGGGAGATGATGCCAAGGAACTCTGGAAAGAACACATGGCGAAACCTCGCGTTTCGGTCAAAAAGAATTGGCTGTCTCTTCTGAAAGAGACGGTCCGTTCCCATGTTTCAGGATGGGGCTCTGGCCTTGAGAAGGCTCGCGTGGAGCTGGAAAATGGGGAATGGGAGGATCCGTGGCTTTGCCCTGACCAGCAGGGTTGCTTTGAACGCACTAGGATTGAAGGGGGTACTTTGTCGTGTCCCCCCTTGGATGCGTCCTCGGTGGATCCCTCTCTCGTTCGACTCGGCGTCGCTAAGACAAAGGGAAAAATGAGAGTGGTGACCATGCAGAGTGCGTATGTCAAGGAGAAGCTCAAACCGCTTCATGCAGCCCTGTACAACCATCTTTCTGTTAAAGGATGGTTGGTCAGGGGTGAAGTCACTTCGGACGATTTTCGTGTTGTGATGGCAGACAGAAGGCCCGGCGAACGATTCATCAGCGGTGATTATCAGTGTGCTACTGATAATATCCATCAAGATACAATCGAGGCCATAGTTTCTGTTTTGGCGGAAGACACGAAGTTGTCAGGTTTGGAACGTGAGCTCATGGTGTCGAGTTTTACGAATTTGCGTTGGAAGGACGGCACATGCCGGGTTGCTCCACAAGGACCTATTAACAGAGGTTCTATGATGGGTAATTTGCTTAGTTTCCCGATACTTTGCGTCCTGAACAAGGCTATTTTCGATATCTCCTCTGACATCGCTTACGGGCCGGGTGAACATAGGAAAGGCCGTTTTAACGGTGATGATTGTATGTTTTGTGGTACCTCGGAGTTTTACGCTCTCTGGAGGAGGATCACTTCTCTTTATGGTCTCATTGTTAACGAAACGAAAAGTTCTTTCACCTCGCGATATTTAGAATTGAACAGTAGGACCTATGACTGTTCCAGGAATTCTTTTGTCGCGAAGCCTGTCCTCAGCTTTTTGCGCCGGAAGGTAGATTCATCCAGTTGTATCCTCACGGATATATTCAATGGTGTTGGCGGATGTTTTAGAGACGACACGATGTGGTTGATTTTCTCCTCTCTTCGGAGGGAGATTTCATTCCGCATTCCGTGTGTCTCCAACATCCCTAGGCGCTGGATGAAAGAACTCTTGCGGCGGAGATGGTTCCGCGATGCTTTTCGTCGCGGGCAAACCCCGGTGGTTTCGAAAGGTTTAAAAAGGTGTGTGGACACTGTTGTTGGTCCACCGGTGAGGGCACCTTTTTATGAGATGGTAGAGAAGATGGTTCGGGATGTCTCCAGAGACACCATGGACTCTTTTCGGGGTGTGGCGTGCCAGCCTTACACCGAGACTGTAGACCGATCTTCTCTCGATTCTCACCTTTCGAGATTACCTCCAGCTCGTGTGATTATTCATCGGCCTCTTTGGTCGATGGTTTACCCCCGTGAGGTTTTCGAGTTTTTAACTCGAGAATCTCCGGGTGTTTTCCTTGACTTTAGAGGGAGACGGAAGCGATGGATTGACGATTCGAAATTCCTTTCTGTGAGTTTCTCCGTCAAATGTTCGGTTCCGTTCTCTTTCCGACGAATTTATCACCCTCCTCCCCCGGTCGGGATGGAATCCGGATGGGTCCTGCACTCCAGCAGTGACCGTTCCTGGTATTCCTTCTACGAGTAGGCGCGGGACGACAATTTCATGCAACTGGTTAGTCACTATGAAGATGCATCTTTTCCTAAGTTTCGGGAGGGTCATGATTCACACAGGTAGCCCACGTTTTCTTACAAATGAAATCTATTGAATAAAGGATTGATTATCTTCCCTGCACCCACGTCCACTAGGGGCCATAAAGTGCCGAAGTATGTCAGACTCGCGTAATCCGGGTGGATCCCGTTGTTTGAATCTGGTACTCGTTAACGGCGGGCCTGCGGACCGTCCGCTGGAAAGGGGCGGCCTTCAAAAGGCAGACAATACCTGACGCTGGGTCGCGTCGGTGCCGGAAGATAGTTGATGGATGAAGGAGATAGAGAGTAAGAAAGACAACGGGGAGGGTCCTGCTTGATGAACCCTTTTTCTAAGGAAATTGTTTTGCTGAATAGCTGGC